AGAGGGTTCCCACCTCTCTCCCACGCGGGTTGGATTTCCGATTCTTTTTTCTCTCGGAGACGTGAGCACGGATGTATACCAGTCCGTTAGAGCGGGTGACGAGGATCGAACTCGTGACAAGAGCTTGGAAGGCTCGCATGTTACCGCTACACCACACCCGCATTAATGACAATCATAAAGTATATTTACCAGATTGTCAAGTGTCGCTGAGAGGACTTGAACCTCCACGAATAAATTCACTGGAACCTAAACCCAGCGCGTCTACCAATTCCGCCACAGCGACGAACAGGCCCACCAGGACTCGAACCTGGGACAACCGCTTAGAAGGCGGGGGTTATATCCACTTAACTATGGGCCCAAAAGGTGGTTCCTATCGCCGCTAATCCTGAACCACCAAGGGGATTACCGCAGTTGATTACGCTCTTTCGATGCCATCAACATAATCATCATACTCATCTTCAGTGATTTCGTCAAGGGTTACAATTTCAAGTTCTTCACCTTGCGGTTCCATCCATTCTTGAAATTCTTGATAGATTGCTAGAGAATCTTTCATTGCAATGTCATCAAGAAAACGATCCATTGCCCAATTTTTAACATGGACAACAAGATCTTCAGTCTCCATCATAGTAATCTTTCCTGAAGTATCTGCTGAGGATGTTACTATTGTAGTAGAGAGGTCCTCCTGTGTCAAGGGATTCTGTAAGGACTCCATTGATGAAGAGTTGTCTTGTTTCTTCAAAGTTTGTTTTGCCAGGTGTTTTATGTAATGACAGGATAGCTCTACTAAAATTTTGTCTACCAAATTGTTCAATGTCTTCTTTAAGTTCTGGACAAGACCCATAATACTTTTTCCAGTCAGATTCTTTTTTTACTTTACGTTTTTTACCTGGAGGTTTTCTGAATGACCAGAAGTACTTCCTTCCAATGTATTTGCGACCGTTTGTGAGATTTGTAATGAGATAGACAAAACCGAAGTTATCGTCAATATTCTCAGATAGAAAAGGGGTTCCTTTAAAATACCAGGGGTTGTCATAGTCTATATTCATCAATAGCGTCTAGCACCATATTGAGATATTTATGTGCTAAACCTCTGGCTTCTTCGCCATATTTGTGCTCTTCCCAGTAGAGTTCGTTTTTAATTCTCTCTACTTTTGTTTTAATTTCTGCTACAGAAATCTGATTACGTGGCATAAAGGGGGATGCTACTCCCCCTATGTATAGCAAATATCAGAGTTGGAAACCACTGAATGTGTCCTTTTTCACATCTTGCTTGATACCACCAACCACATATGACTCTACTTCAGTCTCCTGTGGTGCAACCTGGAGACCCTTAGAAGAGATCCAGTGCTGTGTCCAAGGCAATGGATTGTTCTTAGCAGCAATATCATATTGAGGGGTAAGTCCAATTGCCTTCAAACGACGATTAGCAATCCACTCAACATACTGCTGAAGCAGTTTGTCATTCAGACCAATCATCGATCCATCCTTGAACAGATAGTCTGCCCAACGCTTCTCTTCATTGACTGCACGATCAAATGCCTTATAAGTCCACTCTTCCTCTTCTTTCATAATCTGCTTCATCTCAGGATCATCACCTGCCTTCCACTTGTTCAGAATGTTCTGAGTGATGGCAAGGTGTTGATTCTCGTCTCTAGCAATCAGAGAGATGATTTTGGCAGATCCTTCCATGAGTTTAAGCTCACCAAAGGCGAAACTACAAGCAAAACTAACGTAGAACCTAATACCTTCAAGAATGTTAACGTTTGCGACTGCTCTGTAGAGTTTGCGCTTGAGTTCATATTTTCCTTCCAGTGCGTAAGGGACTTCTTCTAATGCATGTTTCCAATCATTAGTATTATCATACTGATGAGCAGATGAAATGAATTCATCATATGCCTCTGTAACGCTACTAGCACGTTCCAGAATGCGATCATCAGTTACGATCTTATCAAAGACCTCAGATGGATCTGAATAGACGTTCTTGATAATATAAGTGTATGAGCGACTATGGATCATCTCCATAAATCCCCATACTTCCATACATGCTTCCAATTCAGGAAGAGAGCAATAAGGAATGAATGCCATTCCAGGCCCACGACCCTGAATCGAATCAAGCATGATCTGATACTTCAAATTAGAAGTATAGATATGCTTCTGTTCAGGACGAAGCATTTGGTAATCACCACGATCTTTTTGTAGAGACACTTCTTCTGGTCTCCAGAAATACCCAAGTTGTTGGGTAGTAAGTTTATCAAATACTGGGTATTTGTATGAATCGTATCTCTGGACTCCCAGAGGTTTACCGAAAAACATCGGTTGCTTCTTAGTATTAACTTGTTCTGTGTTAAAGACAGTCATGCCTTTAACTTTAGTTTTCACATCTTCCACTGACGACACCTTAAACTGCACAGGATTCACACTCTCCCTCCTCGGCTTGTTCTAACTCACTTAGTATATTATTTAATTCGGACTTTTCATCTACCACCTCATCGTTTTTCATATCGTGAGTGTTCTGGTAGTAAGAAGTTTTCCATCCGTACTTATATGTAGTCAAAAAGTCTTGTGCCATGACGGACACTGGGACTTCATTATCAGGATAGTTTTCAGGATTGTATGACCAGTTACCAGAAATTGCCTGGTCAAAGAACTTCTGCATCACAGCAACAACATTAACATAACCACGATTGGACTCCATATCCCAAAGAAGCGTATAATTGTTTTTAAGAGTTCCATATTGTGGAACAATCTGTTTGAGCGGGCCTTTTTTGCTCTTTTTAATGGACAAATAGTCTCTAGGTGGTTCGATTCCATTTGTTGCGTTTGACACAACGGAACTGCTCTCCGATGGCATCTGAGCAGACAGTGTTGAGTGCCGTAAACCGTACTCGGAGATAGATGCTCTAAGACTTTCCCAATCATGTTCGTATTTAATACTAGTGATCTCATCAACATCCTTCTTGTATGTATCAATGGGAAGGATACCATCAGCATACTTTGTACGCCCAAAATCAGCACACCAGCCTTTCTCTTTAGCAATCTGATTAGATGACTTCAGAAGATAATACTGGAAAGACTCAGAGAGTCCATGAACTGCATCCCATGCTTCTTGGGAATCATAATTATAACCCAACTTAGCAAGATAGTGTGCCAGACCAATGAAACCTACTCCAAGGGATCTACGTGCCTTTGTAGCGCGTTCTGCTGCCTTTACAGGATACTCTTGATAGTCGATCAATTCTTCCAATCCACGAACAGAAAGATCACAAAGATCTTCTAGTTCTTCATCAGACTTAATCTTACCAACATTGACTGCAGAAAGAATGCAAAGTGCAATCTCACCATAATCATCATCAATGTGATTGATAGGATCTGTAGGTAGAGTAATCTCTTGACAGAGGTTACTCATATTCACCTTGTCTTTGAAGGAAGAGTGAGAGTTACAATGGTCAATGTTCATGATATACAGACGACCAGTCTCTGCTCTCTCCTTCAGCAGATCAAGGATTAGTTTCTGTGCCCCAATAGTTTTTCTTGGAACAGACTCATCTCGTTCAAAACCCACATATAGATCGTCAAACCTATCAGTACCAAAAGCGTCATAGAGACCTGGTACGTCATGCGGTGAGAAGAGGCTAATCTCTTCATCCTTAATGAAACGTTCGTAGAAAAGTTTTGAAATCTGGATTGAGTAGTCAAGTTTGCGAACCCTATTATCTTCTGTACCTTTGTTGTTCTTCAGGACAATGATGTCTTCGATTTCTTGGTGCCAGATAGGAAAGTGAACTGTAGCAGAACCACCTCTGATGCCGTTTTGTGTGCAGCATCGGACAGTGCTTTCAAACTTTTTAAGGAAGGGGACCACGCCTGTGTGTTGTACCTCTCCACCTCTGATCTTAGAGTTGATGCCACGGATTCTGCCTGCGTTGATGCCGATACCAGCCCTTTGTGCAACGTATTTGCCAATAGCCATATCGCTGCTAAAGATACTATCGAGGGTGTCATCAACATCAACGAGAACACAAGATGCAAATTGA